TTGGTGTTTCTTGTTTTGCCCCTCCAAGTGAAATTTCAGCAGCTTCACCGTAAACATATTTTTTAAGTTCAGATGACCACATTGGTGTCTCACCAACTGCAACTGCTTCTAAATATTCTACGGGTTTCTTTGAGTATACATCATTCCATGTAAGTTCGTCTTGGAGCCATCCTTCCATGATTCCCTTATCTTCATGTAGTGGTTGTGGGTCATCATACATGATTGTTTGAATAACTGTATATTCTTTTCCTTGTGGTGTTTTTGCTTTTGTAAGTTCAATGATTAAATCACGACCTTTTTCAGCCTCAGTGACATCACCTTTAGCTTTCCAAATAGGAAGAATTTTATCTAACACACCTTCTTGTTTGTAGTTGTGTTTGAATCGCCAAAATTTAACACCGTCTTGTTCGTTGTCACGGTCAATTACTTTTACAATGTAAAATAAACGTGAACGGTATTGTGATGCCAATTCTTTGTCTTCTTTCTTACCTGTAGAAATCAGTTCATTATAAACTTCAGTCAAAGGTGAACGTTCGTTGTCATTTTTTTCAGGGTCATACAACTTAACCCATTGCCCGTTTACTTGAATTTCATGGTACCAAACTTCGACAAATGGTGATGAACCATCTTTTGTAGGTAAGATACGAATTCTTCGTGATGCGGATTTTTCATTCTTCTGAAGGATTGCTGAGAAATACTTCTTCAATCTGTCTTCTTGAGAAATGTTAGTTCTTGGTGTGTTGCTCGATGTTGAATTTTTTTCGTACTGAGCTAGTACTGAATCTAATACTGAATTTGCCATAAATAAATTTTTAATTATTACTCTTTTATCTACAACAAATATAGGTGAATATTTAAGTTTGTCAAATAAAAAAAGGGGACAAACGCCCCCTTTATATTGATTCTTTATCCTATTATTTTTTACATGTTTGGATTCTCGTCGTCATATATATTAAATGTTTTTTTTACCTCGTTTGGAGAAAAATTCTCAACCTCATCTGATGTTAATACGTATTCATTTTTTCCTGTTTTCTCCATCTCTTCTTCTTTATCTTGAAAGAAATCTGTCAGTTTTTGATTGTAAGGATAAGAATCTAAAGAACGTAACATTAGTTTCTCTTCAGGTGTTTTTTCTCTATACTTATCAAATTTAGTTTCTAAATCATTTATCTTAGTCATTATTTGGTCCATGTTCTCTAATTTTGATGCTAAGTCGTCTAACTTAGAAAACATATCATTCATAAATTCATCTTGTTTTGCTTGGATTTCTTGTTGTGAAGTTACAAGGTCAGTAATATCAATTTCTTCACTTTCACCTTCTTCATCGGTTTTTTCCTCAGCACCTACTTCTTCAACGTCTGGGTCATTTTCAACATCCACAGGTTCAGGTACTTCAGTTGGTGCAGGTGTTGCGCCAGCATCTGCCGGTGGTACGTCTCCTGCCGGTGGAACATCTCCTGCCGGTGCATCTGCCGGTGGTACGTCTCCTGCCGGTGCGTCGGCAGGTGGAACTTCATCTACCGGAGCTTCGGGTTGTTCATTAAGAATATATGAATTAATTTGATTAAAACGTTTTAATTCTTCTAATATTTGTTTTTCAATATTCATTTCTTAATTTTTAACCGTTTAATAATGTTTTTACACCGTGAGGTGTTTCAACTTTTAATGTTCTATTTGTTTTCATAGTGTTATCCACTCGTTCAATCAAACCATCTTTCATTCTGATTGTATAACAGTCACCTGTATCTAAATCACATACTTCTTGATATCCGTTACCAGCGTCTTTCTGTGTAATTCTAGTATCTTTTTTCAAGTAATCGTCTAATAATGCTTTCATACTCATAATTTTTTATAATATAAATATCTCTTTATTTTGTTTTTACTTAAATTGTTGCCATGCTTGAGTAAAACTTTCAACTAATGCGTTATAATCTGCGGTAATAAAGGACGCTTTAGTCTTATCTCTAATTTGTGTTTCATTTAATGGTGGTACAGGTGGAACCGCACTAGGATTCCCAAACGCAGAACTGGTGTACCAAGTTGTATATGCAAGTTGGAATAATGCCGCCCCGTAACTCTTATCTGAATTATTATTAGGATTTAATGTTACTAGTTTCGGTATAAGGTTTATTTTATTTGTCATATAAGAATCCATAAATTGTATTGATTCCGTTAAAGTATCAAATTTAACCAACCTAACATTATCATTTGATATTTGAACACAAGATTGTTTTTTTATTAAGGTGGCTAGATTTCCCCCGTATATGGTATTTGTGTTTATTTCAAATGGATTGTTATTAATACAATTTAACACTCCATTATTATTTGTAGTTGATGGTAAATTTTGAGCAATTCCCCATAACAAAGCTTTCATTATTTTATTTGTACTTACAGAATTGAATAGTGGGATAATCTCATCTTTTGTGAAAGGTGTTTGTATTAAAGGCTCAAATGGAATTGAGGCATAAACCGTTGGTACTCCACTTAAACAAACATTTTCTGCACCATTTAATGTTTGAAGTGTTGGGTTAGCGCTTAATAATTTTTCAGCAGCTATCACTTCCTGTGTTTTTGGAGTTTTAGTAACACCTAATAAATTTTTAAGTTCAGCTAATACAGTTTTATTAACTGATGACATTAAATTATCAATTTTAGGTAATGCATATTTTGGAATTCTTGTACCCTTAAACTCAGTATCGAATCCTGACGTTGATATATTATGGTTTACCTCTGTAATCCAATAAGGTCCGTAAAACATAGGTACGTGTCTTAAAATATAATACATAGTAGGTTGAATCATAGCATTACCCATACTACTTACAGTACACTGATATGACCTTGATTTATAGACACTATATAGTGATTGTGATTGTTGCGCTACTTTATCACCTGAAACCGAACTACCCATATCTGCAAAAACCTTAAATGACTCTGAAGTGTTTTTCATTTCAGACATATCCAAATTTAATCCTTTAAATATGTTTTGATTCCTTATTCCAAAATCTACTGCGAAACCAACTACACGATTACTTAATGAATAATTTCTATTTGGGTCAGAAACCCTTAATGGGTTATCAGGGACTCTTAAATCAAAACTATCATCACCAAATCTATTAAAAGTGTTTTCTTTTGGTTTTGGGTATTCTGATGGGTTACCAACATATAGACATAAAAACTTAGGATTAGATTGTGTGTAATCTACCTCTAAATAAGTTCCAAATAATGAATTACCTATTTCACTATCCTCTAATGTTTGACCTTCTTTTGATGCCTTTTGAATGCCATAAAAATTAATATAGGCTGGCATTGCCATAAAAATAAAATAATTATCTTCCAAAATTGAACTTATCAAGGACATTAAACTTTGGTCTTGTTTTGTATCCAATGCCATTCTCTGAACTACTTTATTCAAATCTACATTGTAAGTATTACCTAAGTCACTATTTGACCTATCCATAAATAAAAAGTCTTCAAATAACGTAACATTTTTCAAATCTGAACCTGAAATCCATTTATCATTAAAACCTTTTAATGTGTTATAAAGTGCTAACTTGGTTGTGTCACCATTCAGAGGTGTGGTTGGTAATCCATAATCAACCTCGATATTCTTTAGTATCTTATTTAACTTTGTAAAAGTCTGATTTACCATTTTATCCTGTAGTTCGTATCTATCGGTAAGGAAATCATTAATATATGTGATTAGTTTGTTTTTATTAAAAGTAGGGTCTTTTAATTTTTGCTCAACATAGATTCTTATTATCGGATAAAGTGTTCTTATATTTTGAGGGTTAAACGCAATATTATTTTGAATGAAGAAATCTGATACAAGACATTTTTGCGTGTTCGCTAAAGCCTGTGGTGTTATTGAAACATTATTTATTTGTGGTGTTGTTGATGAAAAATTAGGTGAGGTTGATACATCAGCTATTAATAGTAATGTCTCAGGTGAGGTAGGTAAGTTTGGCGCATACGTTACTACCATTTGATATTTACCAGGTTGTGCTTGAATTATTTTTGCAACATATTGATATTTTGTTTGGATACTCATAGTAAACTCACTTTGTACTATATTACTACTATCCTGTACGTTTGAGTTTGGTTGAAAGAAACTTATAGATTGTAATCTTTGTGATATTTTTGATTTATCGGGTTCTCCTATAATTTTGAAAACATCGTAACCACTTGTTGTTTTTTCAATATGTATATACTCACTATCATTTGTTGGTGATGTAATGATATTATATGAACTACCTATATATTGTAATTGTACTTCCGAATTTGCATTTGTAGTTGTTGCGGTAGTTGCTGATGTCGTTGCGGATGTTGGGTTAGGTACTGAAGGAAAGGTGTTGTCAACTTGGTTTTCGTAATCAACACCAGGTATCAAACTAAAACCTAAATATTTGTGTAATGTGGACCATGATTGTGGTAATGAAGTGGTACTCTGTAATAAAGTTGTAAGTGTACCGTCACCTGGCAATGAACCAGAAGCATATTTACCAAAGGTTAATTTATCTTCAGTCTGCATATTACTAAGAGTACTTAATGAATCAAATAATTTTCTATCAAAGTTTGTAGGGTTACCTATCTTAAGAACACAATCAAAATTCAAAAATTCCCTCAAATTTGTATAAAGGTTACTAATTTGGTCGTTCATCAATGTTTGTGTATCAATAGTTTCATTAATTTGTTGGAAGAATATTGTTTGATAAGAGAAAAGATTTTGAATTTGATTTTTAAGTAGTTTCAAATTAGCATTAGTTAATCCATTAGTTTGAAGGTAGTTTGGTGTGATGTTTTCGTCATTTAATTTTAACTCATCAGCTAATGGTTTGTAATTACAAAAAGTTAAAAACTTTTCTTCCATTTTATCCAACAAAGCTACATCAAAGACACTGAATATCTCATCAATCATTGAATAAGTTGATTCTGTGTTAGTTATATCAAAAACATTTTGTTTGTCCGTATCTGTTTTAATTATTTTAAGGTATTCGGTAGGTAATGGTTTTTTAATCAATTTATTATTAAAATACCCAAATTGAGACATACCCCAAACTGAACGTACCGTTCCATTATACATGGAATTATTATTATACAAACTTTCAGTTATTTTTTTCTGAGGGTTAAAACACTCATAAATTGCTTGGTCGAAAGGTATACCCCCCATAGAAGGGTATATAATGATTGTCGATGGTTCTGAGTCGACATTATTTTTCTTATATTTTCTATAAGTAAATAAATTTCTTTTTAATAATTCTTTATTTGGATTACTCGCATCATATCCTTGTGGGAAATAGTAAACTTCGTTAGTGGGATTAAAACCAATTTTTAATCCTTGTTCATTATAAAGTTTACTAAAATCTGTAGGCGTATAACCTGTTATTAAATCTTTTCCATTTAAGTAATATTCTATGGAGTTAATAACTTTTGGATAAAAACCTGTATCATATGTCTCTTTTAGATTGAATACGTTAAATGCCGATGTATATAATTCAACATTTTGAAGGGAAATAGTAGTTGGGTTTCCACTGTAATCTAATATAGTATACTTAGTACTTGAACTTCCTGTTGTTGGGTCATAAGAGAATACATAGTCAAAATCTTTCCATGTGTCTTCTAAAATATCGATATTTTTTTCAATATATGTTTTATATCTATGCCATATTGAACCGTACTTCAAAACCCAAGCATATGGTACCTGATGAATAGATGAAAACTTGTTAAATGTTGCTGCTAAATAATCAAGGTCAGTTACAACATTGTTCGTAACGTCTTTAATTTTTTCTTTTGTTGTAATTAAAGGTAAAGAGTTTAAATACATATATCCTAAAGCCACATATGGATTTTCCTCGTTGTTTTTTTGTTTCTGTACACCATCCAAAATAGCATTAACAAAATATGGTGTATTCATTAATGAAGTTGTTTGAATGAAAGTTCCTAAATTACCACTATAGCTATTACCATAATTAATAAATGACTCAGTCAAAAATAAATCTTCGTATCGTCTTCTAGAATAATATTCTTTCAAAGAAAGTGCTGAATCAATTGGGTCGTCACTTGATGGGTCAACTAATAGTGGTTGTGTGTTATTTTGAAACACAGCATTAGATGTGAAGAGTTTTAAGTTTTGGTATTTTTCAGTAGCATTAATTCTAGCTATTGTTTTTTTATCGTCCAAGAATATATAACTTCTAGTTGTATTGTTATAATCTTCATATGAACCAATACTTTCACCATTAGACATATATTTTTTTAACCACGTTAGATTAGTAAAAGGATAAACATCTAATTTTTTTTGTTTAGATGTGGCACTATCTTCTAAAAATTCTTTCATGTTTGGTGCTAACGGTAAATCTGCAGATACTTGTATTGATGCTCCCGCTAAGGTATCTATTGAATATATTTCATTAACATTAGCTAATAGAGTTTTAAGATAATCTGTGTTGAAATAATCTCTTATATATGTTTGCCAACTTTGTCCTTGTCCATTGTTTGAAATTGTTTTCATGTAATCAACAAGTTTAGTTAAATTAAATGCGGATTTCTTTAAAGTTTGATTTATTGTAATATCAGATGGAGCAACTAAACTAATATTAAGACTTTCTATATCACCATAAAATTGGTCGATTTGTTTACTACTTGCAATATCCGATGGTAAATTACCGTAATGTGATGCAATATAAGTTCTTTCAAAAATTTCATAAAAGGTTTTAATAGCGTCTAAATCTTGGTAAGGTGCGGTTTTGAATGGAAATTCAATAGCATTACATGATACATATTTTGTTACATCCTTAGGGTTGTCATAAGAATATCTTACTTCTGGTTTTGATTTTTCTAATGTTGCTTTTATAAATGCTTCTACAAAACCAACTTCAGGCCACACTCTATAATCATAAGCCCTTGTCTGTCTTATATATTTAGCATCACCAGGATATTGTATCGTGTATAAGTCACTTCCATTATCTTGTTTTTCTAATGTAAAATATAATGGCCACGGATATACAACATTATCACTATTCAAGTTAGTACTAGACGTTTGTATTGATTTTAATGCATCAACTGAAAAATTTTTGTCTGACGGAATTACAGCTAATAAACGATTTTTATCAGTTCTGACATTCCATGCCTCTTCATGATTTTCATCCATTAGTCTATAAAATGCGTCAGCACCTGCTAAAATAATTGCAAACACATTTCTTATCGTTGGTTTAAATCCTAATCCACCTTCTAACGGATTACTCAATTGTTTACCAATATAATATTGTGTTAATTCATCTTCAATTATTTTTTGTTTAGCACTTAAACTAGTGAACATCACATCTAATTTATCTAAATATGAATTTCTAGAATATGTACCGTCAGCAACTATTTTATCACCAAATACTAAATAGTCAGGAAGTTCTTCAACCCACTCCCCCTTTTCGTTTTTAACTTTAGTGTCTAACAAAGCAATGCGCGCCTCATCTTTAATAAATTTTTCATACTCACCAGGATTAATATTCGAATCGAGTGGTCTATTGTTTCTATAAAAGTATGTATTAGTAACATCTTGTTTATTACTACTCCAAGTATTAAAATCAAGTTTTCTAAGAATATCTTTTATACCTTTTATGGTTACGTTAATTTGATACTCAGCATTTTTATTTTCACCAAACGTGGCGTTGTTTTTTAAATTTGCAACATAAGCATTTATTCTTTCTGATATTTTGGTTTTGAAGTCTTCTCTCGATTGAAAAGTCAATTCTTTTTTAAATGGATAATAAACTTCATCACCCTGAACATAAAAACTATTTCTATCTACAACATTATTAATAGCGTACTCATAAACTTCCTTATTAAGTTTTTTTAAGTTTTCTGAGAAGTCTTCTAAATCATTTAACTTTGTAAAGTCTGTCTTTGCCTTTAAATCATTTTGAAAATCCGTTGTAAATTTTTCAACCTTATATTTAAATTCTTCCAAGGAATATCTCGGAAAGTTTGGTGGTATTAATCCCTTTCTTTCATATATGTCATATACCTCATTTAACTTTTGTCTTCCTTTATATGTGTTAAAAAAACTTTTATTCCCATTAGGTTCTGTAACCGTTATTTGAGTGTTATACATCTTAGGAGCATTTACCGCGTAAGACAAAGGGGTATCAAAAAGTAATGCTGTAAACTTACCAACAAGTTTTAATGAAATATTGTAATTACCTGTGTCAGCATCGAAAGTGGCATTAAAAGACATTAAAGAAAGTCTATATCTAATTGCTTTACCATAATAACCTTTAAGTGTTAAATAAAACAATGGATAAGGGAAATTAAAAAAAGCAGAATATAAAGAATTTTCTCCTTGTTCGAATAAAGACCTTCCTTGTATATCAACCATTTCAATATTGACTTCAGGAACACCTGACGCCTTTATTGCCACTCTAATTGATTTAATCCCTAAAAGTTGTGTATCTTCGTAGTTCCTTACTGAACGTCTAAATACTTGTCTACCGTCTACAGAAGCAACTCGTTCTGCGCTTTGATTAATACCTAAACCATCTCTTGAACCCTCACCCGTTAATTGTTTTGACCAACTTGTATCAAATTCAGTTTTACCTTTCGGTTTTAAGAAATTAACTTTCAAAGCATCATCACCACCAAAAAGAGTTGCAATACTTGTTGTATTTTCTATAGTCGGAAAACCTTCTCCGATTGCTAATTTTGTTCTCGGGATTATAAAAGTTTCTAAATTAGCATAATAGACCAATTCTTCGTGGTCAACAAGACGTTCCTGTTTCTTTCCATCTGAATTATAAACTTCATTTGGGTTTACAACTACGATGTTATCATAATCAGTTTCAATATAAATTTTTTTATTTTGTTTTTGTCTAGCGGCCATAATAAAATATATAGGTATCTAATGCAGATTTGTAGTCTTGTAATGCCGCAGTTAAAGGATAAGGTATAATTAAAATAGTACCATCAGGTATATTTTGTTCTAATCCACCAAAAGATGCATTTGCAGCCAGTATCAACCAACCAAAATATGGTGTACCATACTTTTCAAAACTAATTTTATCCAATCTACTTCTACCTGTTCGATAAAGATATTGTTGGTCTGTAACTCTCGAAGGTATAGATAAAAAAGGTACTACGGTTTGTTGTCCGTTTATTAAAAAATCTTTGTATCTATTATAATAGTCCATTACTTAAATGATTTTTGTAAGTTAAATTTATCCCCTTTTGGACTTTTATTAGAATAAATAATTTTTAAGTCTTCGATGGTTTTTTCTGTTGGTGTTAATTGTGATTCGTACCACATTTTTCTTACTTTACCCTTAAGTGAAGTCTTGTAAGTATTAAATAATGGATTATAAAAAGTTGCCCTATAATCGGATATTTTTTTGTCAACCGTTGTTTTTGAGGATTTGTATATATCAACAAGACCATTACTTCCTGTAAGTGTAGTCATGAGCCAAGTCATCCAATTAGTTTTTGATTCATCACTAATATCAGGTATTGCGTTTAATATTAAGTTTTCAGCAAACTTATTTGGGTCGTCTATAATTTCTTTTCCAAACAACATAAAATATACAACCTTATTTGGTGGTTGTGGTGTACTAAAATACATATCCTGTGTATAGTTTTCACTATAATCATAGTCACCTGTTGGTATCAAACTAAACTCTATTAACTTTTGATTCACGTCATTCAAATCGTTTTTGATTAAAAGTGAATCTTCAATCAATTCTTGTAAAGTATTATTCACACCTGTTAGTGTTGGTTGAGTTACTTCTGTTGTACCAGATAAATTATAAATGATTGTTGAATTATTTTTCTTTATAAACCCATCATTACTGTTAGATACATAATTTATTTTATCAATCAAATTGATGTAATTCAATTCTGTATTTGTTATCTCGTTTGAATAGTTTTGTAGTGAATTCAACATTTTATCTTTTTTAGAATCAATGTCTTTTTTAATTTGTCTTTTAACTTTTCTTATTTCTACATCAGATAAATTCTCATTACCAATACCGACAAGTAGTGGAGTTATTCCATTATCAACATCAGTTTTAGCCTTTGTAGCTAAATTGTCCATTTTTGTTTGAATCTTGTCTGAGTAACCAAAAATAGTTGCAGTATCCGTCATATTACCACCTAAATAATTAAAGTTACCCTCAGTATATTTTCTATCTTTAGTAAAGATTTGTAACCCACCAAATAAAAATTCTTCATTAATTTTTTCTAAAGTTGTTGTTACCTTATCTGCATAATTTTTTGTACCGTCTACTAAATTACTAAAAATATCTTTATATTCAATTGTACCTGTAGTAACGGATGTATCTATGTTTAATACATTTGTTAAAGTTTTACCGATAGTAACACCTCCATTATTTATTTCAGGTCTTGGAGCTGAGGTGTCTACGACACCTACTTGTTCTTCTACTTGGTCTAAAATCTGTCTATCGTATGTTTCTAATTGGTCTAAAGTTTCTGTGGATTCAGCACGTTCGTCATACATTTCAGTATTAGCATAGTAATTAAATGATAATGCATTTTGTAACTTAGCAACAGGTCCTGCTAAACCATGAGCACCAATGAAACTAAAAGATATACTTACTGTTGCTATCATAGGTTGGATACCGATACCTTCAGGATTCAAATCAAATTTACCGTCATCATATTTTAATGATATTTGGTCGATTGCTATTTTAGTATTGAAAAAGTCACCAATTCTAAGAACACAGATAGGAGGTGCCCCAAACGCACTATTTGAAACATCATTATATATTAATTGTTCTTGTCCTTGACCTGTTGTAGAAACGGTAGGTATTGTATCACCAGGTCTCATACATTGTTGTAGGAAAACCAGTCTGGAATTTAATCCTTCAGGTGTAATAGAGTGGAAAGCGGGTTGAAAATATTTTATTTTGGATTTTATTCCGTCATAAATCATAGGATTTGTTCTTTCCAAATATTCAAAATAGTTACATTCTGTTAATAATTTTCTAGCCAAACGTTTAGTTAAGTCTTTATATGTTTGTCTTTCTTGTCTATTTACCACTTGTTCTCTAGTGTTTGGTGGTGTTACAGTATTAGGGTCTGAATCAGGTTGTTGATTAACAAAAGGGTTTGTGGACGTATTTGGTTGTTGTGAAGTGGTGGTGGTTGGTGTTATATTACTCTGACCAATAATAGTAAAGTCTTGACCTGCGGTCTCTTGATTAACTTGTGTATTACTTGGTTGTTGTTCACCATTTTCATTTTCTGAATTATTTTTTGTTACTTCAACATTAAATATTTTAGTTCTTCTACATGCCATGGCGTTTACTGAAACGGTACCCTCAGCACTATTAGTCTTAAATGGTTTATTACAGTTAATTGATTTATAATATAAATCATCAATAATTGCATCTTCACCTGATGGTGTTGCAGATGTGATAACTAATTTTCCTTGTTCTATAAATTTATCAAATTTAACACCATCATAAGATTGTTTTTTAACCCATTTAATAACCGAGTCTAATCTTCTTTTTGAAAGGTGTAAATTATAACTATTATCACTTACCGCAGATGCACTAGACCCTAAACTAAATTTAATTGTATTTCCGTCGGCCATTAATGGACCTATAGTCTCGATGAACTTTTTAGCTTCATCAAATTCAGATTTGACGAATTTGAAAAATTCAGAAATCTCACTTTTTCTTGTATCAATAAAACTATCAAGATATTTGTCTTGTGCCGCCTTATCTAAACCTAAAACAAAATTTGTAACATCTGTTTTTTGTGCATCACCATATTGTATAATTTTATCTAATGCTTTTTGATATTCTTGGTTTTCGCAACCACCATTTAAGTAACAACTTTCAGAATTAATATATTTGTTATACCATAATTCAAAATCTTCGTTGTCCCCCACAGTATCCACTCTAGTATTTTTACCTATTGGATAATCGTTATCAAAGTAAAAACCAATATCAGGGAATGAAATATTTGTGGGTTTTGGTGTTTCATTAGGTGTTGTTTGTGTCTGTCCGCTAGCAGGATTAAGTTCACAATCTTGTCCTGTTGGTGTTACAATATTTGATGGGTCGGGGGTTACTATATTTGGTGTGGTTCCTCGTTTAACACATATATCCCCCTTGTCACCAGCACTTAAAGTTAATATTTGTTGGTTACCACTACAAGCGGTATACTCCAAATTGGTATTTAAACCAATTTCATAATGAAATACAACACAATCTGAAGCCCTTGGAGTTGTTTCAGTTTGACCTCCGATATCTATATTTTGTTGAACTGTGGTATAACTATTTTGTTCTACAACCGTTACTAAATCTTCTTGTGTAAGAATTTGAGCTTGGAATATATCACTTGGTGTAAAATTAGGAAACTTAGATACTAAATCCCATAAATCATATTTAGTACATCCAGCAAAAAATGAATCAATAATTTGAGTTATTTCGTTACTATCACTGATATCTTTCAATTCCTCATCAACCAATAAGTTTAGTATTGATGGGTGGTCAACTATTATCTTAAAGGATACGTTACCCTTTCTTGATGTATTAGTATATGTATATATTGGTTCTGTACGACCTAAAAAGTTATTATCTTGCCATTGAGTTGATATACTTTCATCAAATGATAACTCATAAGGGGGGAACCACATAATTCTACCTCCATTTGGTCCTTTTTCACATGCCGGTAAATCATCATAAGTGTAACCTTTTTTATTTGAACTACCCCAAGCTAAGTTCTCAAGAGAGAACATATATTTTTTAACCCTTCCATCTCTCAAACTACTACCTTCAACAGGTGCAATATTTAAGTTATACGTACTATCTAATACTGATGAAGTAAACTTTCTAATATTACCATCCGTTTTTTGTAACTCATCAAATGTATAATATGGTCTATCTTTTGTGAAAACTCTACAATATTCTAAACCTTGGACTTGTCCTCCACCTGTTGAGTTTTTAGTTGTCCATCTTAATGTTTTAGAACCCTTAGTAATTTCTTGGTACCCATCATTGAATACTTTGGTAATTTGATTAATTGCATTACCTACGTGTTCTTTTGGGTTTTGAACGGACTTTCTTTGTCCCGCATCTATTAACTTTTGTGTTACATCTAAGATTGAACCTGGTGTAAAATTGTATCTTGTGGACTCACTTTTTCCAAAGTCAGTAAGTTGTCCAAACTTAAATTCACTAGTGTCTTCAAATTGTTCACCACCTCTCCCCTGTAATGCGCCGGGTTTAGGGTTATTTACATCATTTGATTCCTTATTTCCAATCCATGTAAACCCACCAAATACACTACTACCTATAAGTATACACCCATCTTTTGTGCTACCAGCACTATAAAAGTTTCTACTGTTTATACCAAATAGTGTACCATCAAGTTGGTCCGTCTCATAAAGTTTACCCATATTTGAATAAGATTGTACAGGTCCAATAGATGAACCAGTTCTATCTTTATTTTGAGGTAGTTCTGCGGCAGGTGATAATAATTCTGCAAGATGATTTTTTCTTTCACCAATATAAAATACACCTTTTGGTGCAGTTAGGTTAGTACCGATTTTATAATTTGGTCTATACTGATTGTATTTTAATTGGTCATATAATAATTTTCTAGTAGGAATTGATGTATATTCTAACATCAACTCAGAAGATGATTGATTTGCTCCTTGTAATGCACTGAATAAAGAACCAATAGCACCTCCTATTAAAGATAAAGGATTTACAAAAGGTCCGTTAATTATACGGTCAGGATAATCAAAATACTCACCAGGTATATAAGAATAAGGTGAATATAATCCCGCTAACTTAGCTGCAAAATTAATTCCCTGACCAAATAAGAAGTCAGGTGTTGTAATATTATAAACTCTTGATACGATAGGAATGTTCCCCGTAAGTAATCCAATCGCATCAAAAGGGTCTGTGTTTGGTTTTGCGGAAATTTCACCCGTAACTGGGTCTACGTTTGAATTAAATATATTTACTTGACCTAATGTTTGTTGGTAAAGTTCTAAAGCTACTCTGTGTTTAAATTCTTTGTTCAAACTTTTAGCACCAATCATTGCTAAATCAGAATCCTCAGACAAAGAACCCTCAGAACCTGACGGGTCATCCTCTAATAAAATACTATAAGGAGTGTAAGTTGATGGTAAAAATATAAACGTATTATCAGAATTAGCGTATGGTAATTGTAATGCCGCTAATTGAAATGTTTTAAAATCTGTAGGGTCATAAAATCCTTCTCCGGTTGCATATCTATTAGATAGATACGCTTCAGTTTCTTTAACACCACCCACTAATTCTAATAAAGAACCGTCCGAATCAGTAACATCATAGTTACCTTGTGGTATTGTTAGACTTTTTAATTTTCTATAAGGCTCAACTTCGGTTTCACTTTGACCTTGTTCAGGTCCCCATTGATTTTGTAAAAAATTTGGTTTTCTTGTGTCTTGACCTACAATTTGTAATTCACTATCTACAGTATCAGGATAACCATACTCACCTTCGTTTGAATTTGTTTGTAAATTGTTGTTTATTGATACTTCAGTTGTTGGTAAATTTTCAGGTCCGTATTGATTTATAGCAATTAATACCGGTCTATCGGTTTCACCCTTTATTTCTAATGGACTATCAATCGTATCAGGAAAACCATATTCACCTTCATTAGCGTTAGTTTGAAAATTATTATTTATTGAAACTTCAACATTTGATAATGTTTGTGGTCCATATTGATTATTAGTAATTAATGTTGGTCTATCTGCGTTTGCTGTAGTTTCTAAACTACTTCCGACTGTGTCTTGTACTGTATATTCACCTTCACCGATAGTTGTGATTACTTTATCATTGTTTATGTACCATGCGGTAGAACCAAAATCAGATAATCCGTTTTCAGGTCTATAAACATTTTTTATAATAATTTGTTTTTCAGTATTATTACCGATAGTTTCTAAATCACTTCCAATAGTATCAGGATAACCATATTCACCTTCGTTTGTCTTATAATTTTGGTTATCATTTATTGTTACAGTATTACCATAATCTTTATTTGGTTTTTGTGGTCCGTATTGATTTATGGGTAATAATAATTTTTCTTGTTTGTCTCCAATTTGTTCAACGCTAGGTGAGTCTACAGTGCTGAAGTCATTAAAAGTAAATTCTGACGAACCAGGTTTACTTTCATTAGAAAAAGCATTATCAACTTTATATGGTGGAAGATTTCGCACCAAAAGCTTTTTTCTAAAATTTTCACTTGAATTAAATGATAGTGGACTCTCCATTCAGTCTTTTTATGATAAATAGATTGTTTTATATTTTTTTAGGAAATAACACCTTGTTGTCTTTTATACTGGTTTAATTTGTATAAAACTGTGTCCATAATTTCTTTTTGTACCTCGGGTTTTTTAAACATGTTAGTAATAAGATTATTGTCACCACTAATACTACCATTCAAGTTTATATTAATGTCAATACTTCCTCCAACATTTCCACCTACGTTTGATAATGCACTTCCTAAGTTGGTTCCAACAGCAACTTCATCACCGACAATTCCTTGATATATTTTACCTTTGGATAGAATCGTAGGGGCGGTGCCACTGTTTGGAAAAAACGCATCATTTATCGTACTAATATTTTCAAGAGACCTTTTTAACCCTTCAGTTCCCGTTTCTAAGGTTGTAGCACCAGCCGTTGCAACACCTTTTTCTAGTCTAGTACCTTCTGTTAATTCTTTTTGTGATAATGTCGATACATCACTAGTCAATTTTTTATAGGCATCCGCGGTTATTTTGTTTGTTTCTTCTATGTCTTTTATTAATTTTTCTTGTTCCTTATCACTCAAACTTAAAACAATTGCTTTTTCTATTTGTTGTAATGAGGATAATTGTTTTTCTTCAAGATTCATTTGACTGATTGCAATTTCTTCAGCTGTTTTTTTGGAATCAATTTCGTACTTATCGAGTGCGTCTTTAAAGTTTTGGTCTTTCATTAATTCAGTCAAGTCTTTTGTTCCTTCATCAAAACCAGGAATATCAACCCTGACTTTACCATCTTTATCAATTTGGGCTAAACTCGATAAAACTCCTTGTTGTGCTTCATCAAGATTTGATAAATCTACCGATTTACTAATAAAGTCTAATTTTGCCATCTCTCGACCAGACTCTAACATGTCGTCCAAATTGGCACCTGTCAGTTCTGCTTGTTGTCTTAATCTATATAAATCTTGTGTTGATGCGTCAAATGTTCCGGTAGCCTTATTAAACTTAAATGCTGATGCCGTAGATTTTGCAAGTTCATCTTGAAGACCAGCCATGTCACTTTGAGCCATATATAATAATTGGAACGGGTCTCCTAATTTACCAATCGCTCCTCCTAACATTTGAAATCCTGCTGCTGCTTCTATCGCACCTTCAGGGTCTAAAATTTTTTGTTGTAAACCTTTAGCTCCGATACTTTCAATTGAAGTTCTTAACATTGCCGCTTGTTTGGCCATGGTTTTTAATCCTTCTATACCATTTTTGAATCCAAATCCACCGGCCATTTTTAATCCGCCCTGTACCGCTTTCATATATGCCGCAGTATTAACACCCGCTCTTCTTGCTTCGTCGGCAATACCTCTCATAGTTTGTAATGCCTCCTCTTGAGTACCTCCCATCCTTACAAGGTCTGTAACCATTTTTGTTACTTCCTTATTTGTTAAACCAAAAGCCTTTCCTGTTGCAATTATGTCTTTTAAAAACACCGCAGATGGATTTACCATTCTACCCATACCTTCAGCTAATCCGGCAGCAGCTTCTTGGACATCTTTCATCGAACCTCCGAATTTCAAACTTAGTGATAATGCATCACTTAGAGTTCTTCTAAATTCACCTGCTCTATCCGACCCCTTTCCCGTAAAGTCGGCAATACCACCCATACTTCGCAAAATATTTTTTGCAGCAGTATCGATACCAACCATTTGTTTTTGTTGGTTTTGTACAATATCTGTTAATCCTGCAAGACCTTCAGTAACATTTGCAACGTAATCAGAAAATGCGGTTTCCATTCCTTTAAGGAACCCCGCTTCACCACCAAAAGATTTAAACTTAGATGAACCACCACCTTCTATTTCTGCGTCAAAAAATAACATGTTTTTATTTTATAAATAGAATGGACCTTATTTTTTATACATTTCAACAATTTTAGAAATGAAATATTTTCTTTCAAATGTTGGCATAACTAATAAATCCTTATAGGTAAAATTTAATTCTCTTGAGATTAAAAAGAATTCATCCATTACATTTTTTCTATATTCCGAAGAAAGGACGAAAAAATTCAGCCCCAAAAGTCACATCAATAGTAACTTTTTCTCCTGACGGGGCCATAATTGTTTTTAATAAATCTAATTCAGGTTCACACCTTCTTAAAAATTTTCTTAATTCTTTAGAGTCCATTATTGGTAATTGGTTCACAAATTTCGAAATCTGTTCTCTATTTGTTTCACCATCAACACTAACAATAGATTTTTCCAATCTTCTTGTTACCACAGGTGCAACCATTTTTTCAGGATATTGCTCCTTCATTTTATCGATTTCTCTTTCATCACCTAAATTTAATAAACGTAACTTTACCTTCTTTTTTGTTTTAGGAAGTACGAATTCAAAAAGACCTTCTTCGTTAGGTTGTATTTCAGACTCTTTTATATTAATGTTATCTAACATAATTGTAGTTTCAAATAAAGAATCAGTTTTAGGGTCTCTAATCTTGAAATCGTATTCACTACCAAAAGAAGTGTTTCTTAAAAATATCAAAATAGCCTGAACGTCAACATTAAGTAATTGGTTGATGTCAAATCCAGGTTCATATATTTTATTTTTAAGTAATGTATGTATAATACCATCATTTATAATATTTGGGGATGCCAAATAGTTTTCATCCATAGCGGTTAAATAACCAACCTTTAAACTTTCCTTTTTTGGTTTATAGAAAACACCTTTAGTTGGTAATGTAACTAAATCGTGTGGTAGATTGAAATCCATCTGTCCGTATTGTGCACTTTGGTCCATAATTTTTTCTTTAAAAATAACTTGACTTTAGTTTATGTAAATAAAAAATCCCACCTAAAATAGATGGGATTGGATAATATTTTATTTTGTTTTTAGTATACTAAGATACATCTATCAGGTCTTAATGTTGCTTTAACTGTAATTAAACCATCTTCACCGTAACCTAATGAATCAAAGTCAACATTTGTTAAGAATGTTCCTTGTAAAATCCATTTTTCAACTGCCACACCTGTTGGGTCCAACATTTCAAGGTCAATGTCTTTTTTATAACCCGCAGCATAACCCATACGACCTGTAACTGATTCAGCATGTAAACGAACCCATTCCATAAGAGCTTGTGATGCTGAAGGACCGATTGGGTCACGGAATGTAACGTCAATTGAACCCCATTTGAATTGACCTGCAACATATGTTTCAGTATTCAAGAACGGAATTGGAACTTCTTTAATTTCAATTTTTGGTCTTGAAGCACTTTCAACATACCAAGAGTTAATCCCCAAAGAAGATGGGAAAGTTATGATGAACCTGTTTTTTCTTTTTGGTTCATACTGAAAGGGCATTTTCATTAACAAATCAGCCATGTCTATCTATTTTTTTGTTTCTTTTATTTTTATTATAAATATATCCAACTAAATTTTTTTCTATTTACTTTGTTATTTTTAAAAATTATCGTTGCATTATAAGTATTTCTAGATTTCCTTTTTTTCTCCTCCTTTAGTTAAATAAGTTTTTACTAGTTTTTCAGTATCTTCATCATCTAAAAATTCTTTCATCTTATCTATATTTCTAGGGTCATCATCAGAAAAACCAATAATAGGTAGTATTTCATTATTTTCTACATCATTTTTGAAGAATGCCTTTTCACCTATTTCTTGAGCCATATCTTTACAATAAGAAATAAACTCCCTCATCGCTTTGATTTTCCCCTCTTCAGGATTAGTTGCAGACCCCTCACCGAAAGACACGGGATAAAATCTACAAAGGTCCAAATACTCACGTAATTCTTTTGGTGTTAATGCTTTTGACTTATTTTCACCAGTGACTTCATTACCGATATTTCTATATCTATAAAGGTTTTCGGCTAATGTTCTACTATTAAGACCATTCTTATTAGCCATTATTAAATTATACACACCCTCTTTTAAGGTATTTGGATTGTGTCCTCTTGCCGTGATGATTGAAAAAATGGAACCACCATTAATACACTCAACAAAATCATTCCAAGATGGACCGACAGATGCAACCATAGCATCTAATACAAATCTCTTATCACCTTTAACTCCAAAATTTCTAAATGGGTCTGGTGCAAAATCTACAACAGTTGTACCTTTATAACTAAATGGTTCTTTACCGATTTGGTGTCTGTGTTCAGCAAAGTCTTCTGTGGACATCGGAACCTCTTCGTCGTTTTCACTTAAAACAATAATTGACGTAGGCATAAACATTATATTATCATCCCAATCAAAAGCATAATACTTTGTATCGGGATTACCTTCTTCCGTAAAACCTTCGTTAAGTTTGTTTTTTACAAAATCCCTTACGTATTTATTAATATTCATTATTTTTTAAGTTTTTCTAAAAGTTTTTCTAATTGTGCTTCGGTGATAATGATATTTTGTTTCTTATCTGCGAAAGTTTGTTTTCCTTTAGTATTATAACCTAAAGATTCTTTGATTAATTTTTTTTCTATTTTCATAGTGTTATGTGTTAAATAATTTATGGGGGATATTTCTACCCCCCACTTATTTTATTTTTTTAGATATTGTCAAAAGACGCTCCTGTTGGTGTAATGACAAACTCGATGTCGATGTATTCTAACGCTCTTGTCGGTTTCAAGAAGATTTTACCTGTTAATGTATTTGAATCTAAATCTTCAGGTGTGTTAGATACTTGAACTCTAAAGTCAATCAAACCTCTATCTCTTCTAATTTGGTCTAAGATTGGGTTAACTGAATCCAAGAAATCTTGTCTTACTTTGTTATCATTTTGTTCGAACAATAATCTTACAGCCACCGCTGAAATCAATTTACGAGCTTGTAGTAACAATCTTCTTACGTTGATTCTGTCAAGTGCAGATTCTCTGATTTGAAGAGTTTTGTTACCCCAAATTACCGTACCTACATCAGAGAAAGTTGCAATTGGGTTGATTCTACCTTTATATAAAGTATCTCTATCGTCTTGTGTTAACTTACGTCTTGCTCTAATAGCATTTACTAAACCTCTTGTGTAACCCGCTGAAGCGAACCAAGGGAATGCGATGTTATCAGTCAAAGCTAAGTTTCTTACAACCTCAGAAGTTGCAGGAATATAGATTTGAGTATTATTAACCGTATCTCTTGTTAAAATCCAAGGGTAGTAAGTTGCGGTATAGTTTGAATCAATACCAGTACCCTCTAAATTATCTACCGCCTCTTGTGGGTAAATTAATCCTTCAGTAATGTCTTGATAAGTTGGTAAGAACATATTGAAGTCAGGTGTTGTAGTAATGTAGATTGAATCTGCTCTATCTGTTTCAATCATATCAATTGCATCTTCCACTAAGTTTGAGTTATTTACATAATCAATACCTGGTGTAGCGAACACATTGATGTTTGTTGATTCGGGGTTAGCAAATGTTGTTTGACCCCATTTGTATGCGTAGTAGTCAGTATTAGCCCAACTTTCTTGGTTAGGTCCTGAAATTGCTTTAAATGCTCCCCATCCTGATGCTGTAGGATATGTTACCGAACTTGCAGCACCATATTTGAATGCTGTTTGACCTAAAGCATATGAGTCACTATTCGTTCTATATTCTCTATAGATATCCCAACCATCAAAACCACCGTAAGCTAATAATGTAAACTTACGAGTATTCAATCTGTAGTATGGGTTATTTGTATCAGTTGGTTCTGAATTAAATGAACCAACACCTACTTCAAATGCCGATTGACCTGATGTGGCATAAGCGTTTGTTATAGTAACAACTGTTGCTCCACTATCCATGTGGAAACCTTTAGTTAAATAACCCCAAGCCGCACCTGTTGTGTCTGTTGCTAAACTTGCTGGAAGTTGTTTTCCTTTATATTGGAAGAAATCGTAGTCAAAACCTGTAATATTAGAAATACCTAAGTAAGCTCTTCTTGGGTTTTCACCACTTGAGATTACAGGATTATCTCCACCATTAGTTGAGCCGAAAGGTGGGTTGTAAATTGTTTCTCCCGCTGTGTAGTATTTTGTTTTATAAGGTACAAATGGAGGAGTTGCATTTGCATATTCTCTTGAGATGTAACCCTCGAATCCACAAGGTAGTGCGTTTGTTGGTGCTTCATCACTCATCTCCAACATAACATACTTAGACTTAACTTGGTATTCACCATTAGATGTACCGATTTTGTTTGCTATGTAGTTGTTTTGGGTTGGGTCTAATGAACAGTTTGTGAAACTTTCAAGTACTCTTACGTTTTGGTCGTTATCAAAGAAGTCTCTTACAAATACATCGAATGTTCCATTGTTGAATGAAATATTACCAATAGACAACTTAACGTATGTATTAGCTGAGTTACCGTCAGAGATTAGAACAAACTTAAATAATTTGAAAACTTTATTACCTCTTAGTTCAGAAACAACAAATGGTGTTTCAGGTGTTTGGTATTGTTCTAAATAGAATCCAAGACTATCTGAATTACCTGACCTTGCTCCTGGTAGACTTACCAAATTACAATATAAACCTCTAATTTGTCCTGCTCTATATCCTGTTTGAAGTAATGCTGGATATGTTTCTTCAACAAATAAAGGTACTTCAGTTCTTGATTTACCAAAGTTAGATGCTCCAAATACATTTCTCAAATAATTTTTATCGGTACTTAACATTGAAGTTTCAAATGTGAAATTATCATTATCGTAAGTTTTACCTGAGATTTGGAATATTGCGTAAGGGTCTTCAGTTACCGCTGAATAAGAACCTGTACATATCATCTTAACATCAGATGTACCTGAAACTTCATAGAAAGGTCCCGCATTTGTTGATGTATATGTAGATATACCTCTTGACCTTAATGTTGCAACTACCATATCATCATATGTTGTGTATGGTAATGCCGAGTATGTTGTTGTATAGAATGCAACAGTACCTGAGAACACACCTGAAGTAGGTGTTGTTGAAATACCTGAAAGTGCCGCTCCCATACCTTGACCATAGTAAGAATTAATTGTACCTGGTTGGTAATTAAATAAAGCGTAATACCAAGGGTCGTTAGTTGTTTGAGCGCTTAGTGAAGCTGCGGTCGCACCTGTCAATACACCCACACCAAAATTTTCAGTCCATGCTGAAATTGAACCTGTACCATTAAGTGTTACACCTGTTGTACTGTTAAATGTAGATGCACTTACCGTACCCCAAAATATTGCACTTGAACCTGAAGTCGATGCACTTGTTGAGTAAAGTGAAATTTGATTAGAAATGTATGTTTGTAAATCACCACCAATTGTAGATGTTCCACCGTTAAATTCAGTGTATGGTGTGTAGAAATTACCGCTTGCATTTAACGAAGCAGGTACCGATGTTAATGTTACGGTGCCACCTGTACTACCTGTAAATGTTACACCAACTGCCGTAGTTATACCCGTAGCCGTAATTGTTGCTGAATTTACATTACCAATTGTTACAATAGACCAAGATGGTCCAGCGTCGTAACCTGAAAGACCAAGTACTCTTGTAACAAAAAGTTGATTAGATTGTGATAGGTATGATTTTGCAATGTAAGCCAATTCATATTTTGGTATTTGTGTGTTTACAAATTTTTCAGGGCTAGTACCTCCGAAATATGTTTGGAATTCGTCAAAGTTTGTGATGAAAATAGGTTCGAAAGCTGGTCCCTGAAGAGTTTCACCAACCACTCCTAATGTAGTTACACCAACACTTTGTGCAACAAATGTTAAGTCTCTTTCTGATGTATACACACCCGGAGAAACAAAAACCTTATTAGATGATGCCATGTTAATAAAAATGTTTTTAGAATTTATTTTTTATATATAAATACATCACCAAATAACAAAAAACTTTACCCTAGTATAATATTTATCAAAGAGTAAGAATAAATTCTGCCTTTTTTCTACCATTATGAAAAACCAAGAAAAAAAAATAAAAAACTTAAAAATAAAACCTGAAGTACATACTATCTTAAAGGAGTATTGTGATAAAAATGGTTTGAAGATGTATAAGTTTTTAGAAAAACTAATTACCGATAATTGTAAAGAGGTTAAAGATATATACGGAGAGTAATTACACTAAGTATGCTACCGTTTTAATAACCGATTGTTTTGTATTGTCATCTTTGTAGACGGTAATAGATAAAGTATCACCATCATTTATTTGTATGGTTTCTAAATCATCCCCAACGTAATTATTATTAATAAATACTGAATAGCCGGAAGCACAAGACGTAGTGGTGTTGTAGGTTGCTCCTGTTATGTTTGAAAATGATGGTAGAGTTCCACCTTTAACACATATTGTACTCGTATTACCACTTGTAAGTGCAGAAGTTACTATATTCCCAGAACAATTAGTATAAGATAAGTTTGTATTTGTTTTTGCTGTATAAGTTGCATTATAACAACTAATTAAATTTTCTATTTCAGTAACTTTTAAATCTACCGAATACCTAAAAACTTCAGATAATTGTGTATTACCACTTACAAATAACAAATCTAAATCAAAGTTGTTAGGTCTTGGTGGTTCTATTTTGGTCTTTCTTGTTTTTACTCTTTCATCAGTTTCAAATAAAGATACTTGTCTTGATATCGCGGGGGAAACTTTGAATTCTGCTTCATCAATTAAAAGACCTTTTAGTATTAACGTATAACTTGCAATATAATATTTTCTTTTTTGTAAATCTTTAGCCGATTCATCTGATACCGTCTCCATTATTATTGGCATGTAGTGACCTTTAATTTGAGTGTACGCTTGTTTTGACGTGAACTTTTGCATAATAATTTTGTTAAACTCATTAAGTTCACGCATCCTGTTACAAAACAATTTAATATTATATGTAATATCAACAGGAATTGGTTGGGGTATTGTGTAAACATCCGCACCTTTTCGTTGTCCGTCCCATGTTGGTACAGTATAGTAAAAGAATTGTCTTCTGTTTGGTATATTCGCAGCTCCTCCTTGAAATGTTCCGTATTTAACTTCAGGAGTTCTTACTGTCGCAATAAATGGTAATGAAATGTTTTTATCTAAATCTTGGAAGTTCCATGTTTCAGTAAATTGTGACCAGTTTTGATTAGTTATGATTTTATCAACTGTCGGTACTAACTTTTCACCAACGACTAATTTCAAATCTTCTTTTACAAAATCTAAGATACCCAAATCTAAATCGGCATGTAAAACACCTTTAGGTAGAAAAGTACCATAATCAATAATATCATCTAACATTTGTTGTCTTCTTTCTTGACCAACTTTTTCAGGTGTTAGTGGTAAATGTTTTTTTACTTTACTTGGTAATGCCATTTTATATTCCTCTAAATTCGTTATCGGTTACTGGTGCCGCAATAACAGAACGGTAGAAAGCCTTGTAAC